CCTAAATTGCATACCTGAAGTTCTACCTGTTGATCCGTCAGGTTTTTTGTAAGTCTGATCAAATCTTCCTGGGTTATACCATAACTCAGAACAGAATGCTCTCTCATCTCTTACTGGGTCTCTTCCTGGCATTCTTTCTATTCTTCTAACATTAGCTCTGCAATTATCAAACCATACTTTACCTGGTGTTTTCTTTTTACTAATATACACACCATGCTTTATCATTCGCATTATATCATTAAGATGATCGTTTGTTTTCTTAAGTGAATCTGTTTTAACTGTTGTCATAGTCTCAGCTTTACCTAGTATATCAGACACGCTTTCTTTACTCCACATCTTACAAGACCAATACCTTGCCTTATGTTTAGGACCTGGACTATCACAATTATGTCTTGCTCTAAATTGTCTGCGCTTATCTGGATCATCACGTTTTATATCCATGTTAGGATCTCCAAACTTAACTACTACTACATTCCCTTTTTCGTTTTTTGCATAAACTCCAAACTTCTTCTTCTCACCACTTAATCTAAATGGTTTGTTTAATTCTACTTTTCTACCTTGATACTCTGCTTTTGTAAATCCTTTAAGTAAATCATCAAGTAACTCGTTTGTTTTACTAAATCTACGGGCTTGTATAGCCCTTTCCTGCCTTACAGCTCCAGCTCTAGTGTCATGGCAACCTAAAAGTCTTCGGTTCTTCTTAGCATAAAGACAGTATTCTTTACCTTTACGTTCTATGATCTTTTCAACCATACCCTCTACTTCGTCAAGTGTTACTTGTACTGTAGATTTAGCTTTAGCCATTGCTACTTGTCTTACTGTAGCATCAGGATTAGCAGGATTATCTCCTACCCAAGAAACTGACCAAAGATCCAGCTCGTTGATTTGATTGTGGCAGCTCTCCTCATCGCATACTTTCTCTTGTTCTATTGCTTCTCCCCTAATGCTACTGGCTCCAGTGGAACCAAACTCTTGTATTTCTTTCCATACTTTATTGTGCATGGATAATTTATCGTGAATGCCTACTCTTACTTTAATTTTACCATCTTTAACTTTGTAAGCTAACGGAAGTCCTATTGGTTGTTCTTCATGTCTGTATGAATATACTCCATACTTCATATAAAAATCCATAGACTCTTTGATCGTCTCTGTTGGGATCTTATCATTCTGTTTATCTATAACTGGAGATGAGATATAAGTCTCCATAACTCTGTCATTATACCATTCGGGCCTGTAGACTATCCAACCTGTATCGTTCTCGTTTTCTTTAAAGATAGTGCGTACTGCCACAATACCACTTTAAGATTATTATTATTAAAGTTTTTCACTAGTTCGGAGACAGACAGACACCTTCATTTCCACTGGAACTTTTATTATATAAGAAAGACAATATATTATATAGCTAATAAGCCGCCGAATCGTTCTTAAAATTAAAAAATAAATGTAGAGATACCTTTAGTAAGTTGCAGTGGAAATAAAGGTGTGTGTGTCTATGCCTTTCTACCGCTATGTGAAGTAAAGTCTCCTGCACTTAACGATGATTGAAGATCGGCTTCTAATCTTTCTGCTAACATCATAGACCAAGTAAGTTTAAAGTTAGGAGCGTTCTTTACTACCGCTCTTCTAAAATAAGGCCTAGGTTCTATTCCTTTCTTTCTAATATTCTTAGCAATCGAATTAGCCATAGCTGGACCATATCCTAAAACACGATCTGTCCATTCAATAATACTTTTCATAAATTCTCCAGTTCCTGTTTCTGCACTATGTGGACCTGTCCCATACTCTACAGCCTCTGCATGTGGAAGCGAAGTTCCTACCCAATATGTTACTAATCCATTAGCCAATTCTCTTTTACCATCTACTTCTACAGCCATTTTAAGTGCTCTGTCAGATCCTAAACCTTGTGGATAAGGTTGATTCATCTGGCCTACTACTTCACCTTTTACATCTAAAGCAGTCTGCTCTATCGCATCTGCGGTAATCTCCATTATAGCATCGGGCAAAATAGCAAAGTCATCCTGAACATTACCCAAATTAGGATCAAAGTTCATTTCTATCTTAACCATTATTTGTAGCCTAATACAGTATCAACATCATCATCACCGTATTTCTTCTTCCATTTACGTTTTAT